ACCGCACTGATAGTCTGCCAGACCCGCCATAACAAGCTGGGTCAGTATTAACTGGCAGCGTTCGCGTGAAAGGTAAGTATTCTGCGCAATCTCCCCGACTGTCGCCGGTTCGGTGACGCTTAATTCATTAAACACCACTCTGGCAGTTTCGGTCATATCCTGCTGTTTCAGCATGTCTTTTTCCCTTTTCCGGTTAACGTGACACACCAATAACTCTTGTCAAAAAAGCCAGCAAGCTGAAAGACCGGTATTCACCGCCACCAGCGCGTTTACTGTACTGGCGTGATTTCAGTCATAAAAAAAACCGCCTGGCGACGGGTGTAAAAATCTTCTAACGTCAGGCATAAAACGCCCATCGTTAGGGCAAATTTACCACAGATTCGGGAAAAATCAACAAAGCTATCTGGTCACCTTTTTCAGTTGTTGTTCTGCCCATGCTTCTTCAATATCAAACTGCACCACCAGCGTATCGTAAAAACGTTTAACTGTTTTTTTCCATGTATCAAGAGATATGGCATCGGTTACATTACATATGGCATTAAATGCCTCCGTTGAAGGTAATCTTTCATAGCCACGCCCACCACAACGCTGGCAGTTTCTGAAAACCGGCACACCCTGTTTTTCCGACTCTTCACGATGAATGGCAACACCGCGCCCACGACAATCTTTACAGGCGGTGGAAACCTCCCCCTTTCCGCCACACTCCGGACAGGCAACTTTTACCACCTCCCTGACTTTTTTCCATTCCTCCCAGTAAGACGGATACACGCCTTTTGTGCACTTTGCCCACACTGGCGGCTTACCATCCGGATACTGGATCTTGTTTGTAAAAACCTCGCTTTCAATAAATTTTTTTCCGTGACAGCAGGGGCACTGTTTTTTGCTCGCCGCGCTACGGGCATAATCTTCAAACGCATACGAAGCCATAATTCGCATCACTGCCGGTTTTATTTCTGCCGGGAGTTTTCTTAACGCCGCCACGCGATCACACCGACTGAGTGCATATTCTGTCAGCAATTCTGTTGCCCGCTCTCTGTCATTCATACTAATGCCCATTTTCCCAAGGAACGCAGAAAACCCCATCTCAGCCCGATTCTGTGTCATGCCCTGCGCGGCCATCACATCAGTGATACTCAGCGCATCTTTTGACGTTGAGGCCGATGCATCAGTCAGGCCGGGGGATTTTGGGGAGTAGTATTTCGGTAAATCTTCCAGTTTCATTTTTTGACCTGCCCTTCAAGCATTATGGGGTAAATCTTCACCCCCAGACGTCCACCAGATACTGGCTGACCACGTACAATATTGATTTCATCAAACTGCTCGTCATCAATAAGCACTCCCGCATGCGTCAGCGCATCCAGCGGTGCTTTCAGAATATTGTCCAGGTCGCGACGACGCTTATCCGGTGGCTCTGCAATAATTTTTATTGCCAGCCGTCCGGACAGGCTTAATTTCAGTCGCTGCTGGCGAACAATAAGCGCCACTGCCGGCGATAACGCTCCCCTGCTTTTGATACAAAATATGTGCTGCCACGGCGTCTCCAGTAAGTGTTCACCGTCGGCGGGTAAGGTAAAACCAAATCTATGAGCATCAGTCACCTCTTTTACCCGAGCACGCCAGTCGCAAAGGCGTGATCAAGAAAACGAAAAATTAACTCAATCTGAGAGCCGTACTTTTTCTCAAACTCCAGCGGGTCTGCATGAAGTTCGTTGTGGTGCTCCCGGCACAACGGTAGCGTGAAAATATCGTGGGCCTTTGTCCCCATTCCCCCCTGACCATGACCAATCAGGTGATGCGGATCGTCAGCAGGCTTACCACAACACGCACACGGCTGTGTCTTTACCCAGCGCGTGTATTTCTCATTAACCCAACGGCGACGTTTAGGCCGCCTCATGAACGATTCAGGAGACTCCGGATCAACGGCGATACTGACAACCGTTTTTTTCTGTGGTGGATTTTGTTGCTGGTGGACGTGAAGTGGCAGCGCAATATTTTTTGTGCGCTGCTTCAGTATGCTGATGGCTGTCTGTTCTCCCGGTACGATGTCACTCTCACGGTATACGGAGCGGATTTTTTCCGCTGGTAATCCCAGCGAACGACGCGCTACTGCCTCAGGTAGTGCATCCACCACCTGACTGCAGGCCGCCCACCAGGATAATTCGGCCAGCGATAACTCCCTCTCCTGCGTACCGCTTATTGCGTGACGGATGACGTCAATCATCCAGGCAACCAGATTCTGCTGAGCAAGTTGATCGAGTGATTCTGATGTCTGGTCGCGCAGCTGGTTGTCACAGTGCCAGCACAACACCATCGCGCCGGTACCGTAACGGTGAATGACGGTTTCGCTGTGATGATAATCGCCGTGTGGCCACTGGCAGGATTTCACGTGACGTAATAACCAGTCAGACAGTGCACCTGCACCACCTGCTGCACGAATAACCCGCTCATCGCTGAAAAATGGCAGTAATGTTTTATCCTCTGCCAGCGGCTGGCGAACGGCAGGAACGACTCCGGACGGCAGACCGCGCATGTTTTTCGGTTCCGGCTCCACCAGCACCCTGCCGCGATGAAAAACTGGCAATGATTCACGACCGGGCTTAAGGACCACCAGCCCGAGTTCCGGAACCAGAACAGGTCGAAGTAATACCCGCACATTACCTCCAGACGCGCTGACGGTAGCAGGCATGTGTCCGTGGCAGATGTGCACGAACAGGAAGATATACAGAAACGGTCCAGGTCAGACGATCAGCGTTCAGACTCCGCTCCACACGGACACCGCGACGCAGATACGCCTCTTGAAGCATATCTGCCTCATCGATCGTACAGAACAGATAGTGAAACCAGCCATACTGAGGCGCACGAAAACGCCTCCCCTGCTTAATTTCCGGGTCGGCTTCAGAATTGTGGGATTTTATGTGTTGTGTCATCGGATTCTCCGGTGACAGCAGGTGTCAGTTGTTCAGGCTGACTGCGCGAATTGTAAGGCAATACGCCGGAATGTACAAACAGAAAACCCGTCAGTAAGACGGGCTTAACAAGCAGGGGCGGTTACTTTAATAATTTCAGTGCCTTTACATCAACTTCAACACTGCTCAGGTCTTTATCAATTTCACCCTCAATTCTTACTTTGTCTTTAGGAGAAACATTCTGCCCGGCCCATACGCTGTCATCAATATCCGTGACAATTGTCCCGCTATTGTCACGAAACTCATAACGTTCATCACCCACTTTTTTAACGATGCTCCCTTCAAGGATAACCCATGCATCATCCTTCAGTTCTTTTGCCTGCGCTACTGTTGAACGCTCTGCTTCTGGCCCCTGGAAACCACCCTGCTGTGCAAAAGCGCCAAAAGACACACCGGAAATAAGTGCTGCAATCAATACCTTTTTCATTCATAGTCCTCTTTCAGAGATGAACATTCAAACAGCATTTTCAGTATGGTAAAGCGCGGGTGCGTTGAGGATGCCTGACACATCAGAGGTGGCGGGAGATTACTCCCCCGCCAGGTCTCTTACTTCTCAGATTCGTAGTCTACGAAGACAGCGACCTCCGTCTGACCGGTTCGGATTCGCACCTCGCAGAGGTCTTTCCTCGTTACCAGTGCCGTCACTATGACGGTTAAACAGATGACGATCAGGGCGATTAACATCGCCTTTTGCTGCTTCATAGCCTGCTTCTCCTTGCCTTTCGGCACGTAAGAGGCTAACCTACATGTGTTCAGCATGGATTGAGCCTCAGATTAATGTTAAGCGTCTTGCAGGACGCGTAATGTTAACTGGGGCTTTTCTCTATCTGCCGTTGGTGTTCATGCCCGAGGCAGATAGCCTCAAGCACCCGCTGCAATTCTACTTAACTATCCTTTTCCCGCAAACCGTTTTTATCCCCAGCGGCAAATCGAATACACCACCAGCGCCACCGCCATCGCAATTCCTACCGTTGTGAATGCTTCAGGCCAGGTCATTGATTCACCTCCTGCGGCGGTTCTGGTAGCGGCATCCAGTGGGTTGCTTGCCTAAGATCATTACCCGGACTAACTGCTATACCTCCGCGCCGGAACGTGCCTCCGAGATAGCGTGCGGAATATATTAATGGCCCTGCCTCGCTATCGATATTCATCGAAATAAGCACGTTCTGGCTCTTTTCAGGCATTCGCTCAGTACAGCTTATCCAGCCATCCGGAGTTATCGGAGATCTGGTTGACGTTTCCGAGATTTCCCGAAAATTGTTGGTTGACGAATTCTTATTTTCCCGAAAGTTTCCGGCCTGAAGCATGGCGACGCGGCAGACGTTCCAGCCATCAGCATATGTTTTAGTTACACCGTCGAGATGGCAGGTAAGCAAATCCATTTCATCAGGCACTACCATTGCTATCGGCTCTGCTTCCAGTGATGCCAGCGCGATACGAAACACATTAGCCAGCAGGCTGTCTGAAGACTTGTTATCGTGCGCCGAGTCGCTCAGGAAGCCTGTGATGTATGATTTAATCTCCGCGCGTTCTCTGGTAATAGTGCTCATATCAGTTTTCCTTATACGGATTAATTTTATTGTGCAGTGCGCTGAATGATTCCCATGTCACATCGGTATATAGCTCAATAACTGGTTCAAATGTCCTTCCAATTATCCAGACCAGTAATAGCGGGGATATCGGTATCATCAACACTATAAACAGAATGAAAAACAGAAACTCTGTTGTTCTGCTCTTTCGTGGGTAATTTTTTCTAAATAATGTTTCATTTCTTACCGCCCTTTCGGGCGGCCTCCTGATATTCTGAGGGTGCAGGAATCCCTCCGGTTAAGGATTTAATAAAAATCGTTTCTGATTTAAATCTTCAGTATTTAGTTGTTAGTTGGTTTATCTCCTTTATGCTTCAGCCTTATTTCGCAACCAGACACAAACCGGGCCATCTTCCGTATCATGAATGGAACCAATAAACCAGCCATCGCCCTCTGGTCGTTCCGGTTCCCATGCTGAAATATCAGGGCCATCTGCGTCCAGGTTAAAATCATCTTCATCCATAGTGCAGATAGTCCACTGAAGATTATTTGCCTCCATCCACGCGTTAAATTCTTCCGTTGAAATATTCTCCCGACCATCACAGAATTTTTCATATTCAGGATGTGTCCAGTAGCCATATTCGTCACGAACTACCGGCATTTCTTTAATTTCACTCACTGTTAACCTCCTGCAACGCTACACGATACGCCTTCTTTATCCACGCCTTACTGCCATATAATTTCGTCTTCATAATAAACACACCTGCACGACTCGCCGATATCCCCGGACAGGTTAACAGCACAGAATCCACCACACGGTTATGCTTCCGGAACTCCATTACAGTACTGCTGATAAGCACCTGCCCCACCGGGCCGTAATCCTGATACAGGATTTTCACGCAGACACCCTCCTGTCGAAATAAACGTAGTTATTCACTGTGCGCAACGGCATTCCGAATTTTCTGGCGATTTCTCTCCTCGACACGCCACGCTGATGCTGCTGTCGCGCCAGCTCAATATCACTCTGCGGATATTTTGCTGACTGGTGATAATCACCCCGTAACATCATACTAATACCCAGTTCCCGCGCTTTCGTTCTGACCGCAGCCTCACTACGACCAATAAGCATCCCGATGCATTCCACCGTCATTGTTCCCGCACACTGCCGGAGTATCAGGATTTCCGCCCGGCACCACGTCTTCCAGCCACTCACTGTTGCTGCTCTCTGGTGGTGGTAATATCCCGGAGAATATCCCTGTGTTTGTTCAGTTCCCGCAGCGCGGCACAGACACGCTCCCACTTCTGGACATGACTTTTCGCCCGGCGCAGCTCGCGGTTAGCCACATTCAGCGATGGTAGAATCAGGTCATCTGCTTTCGTTTCGGTAAACGATGGCAGCGACTGCACAATGTCCGCCACAGTATCTGTTTTAATTTCTTCCTGTGTCGCCGCTTCCTGTACCGGTAACGCAACTCCTGCTGGCTGAGGAAAGGCTTTACCATCCGTTTCCGCTACGGATGCAGCTTCCGGCTCTGCCGGTAAATCAGCGCCCGGTATGCAGTAACGAAATTTACCGCCCTGATTCACGCGAATCAGACGCCCTTTGCTGATTGCCATCGCCAGCGATGAATTCGCCCGGCGGGAGGTAATTCCGAACATCAGTGCCAGTTCATCCGCCGTTTGTGGGCCATGTTGTTCAATCGCCTCAGTCAGCATTTGCGCTGTCACTTTCGGTACCTGTGACACAGGTTCACTTTCACCAGCCTGAATCAGCCACCACATCGACCCCTTGTTATCCGCTTCACCACGGCGCTTCAGTTTCCACAGTTCGTTGACCGCATCTTCACGGCTGATTCCAAGGCGGGCCGCCACTACCTGTGAAGAGGCTCTTTTCAGTGCTTTCAGTGCGTCAAAAACGGTTTCCATTAAAATTTCCTCCGGATAAAAATTACTTCAATACTCTCAGATGGCTGACATTGGGACGCCAGCTTTCCCAGTTAAAACTCACCCAGCGACCACCGTTCATGGTCATCCTGTCCATAATCCTCTCACCAAGAAGCGTGCTCATTGCGGCATGATTCAGGTTTGTCAGCATCCCGACACTGCACAGTGATGCCGTCCGGCGGTCAACAATCTGGTGCAGTACCACCTGCTCGTTTTTCGTCTCACGCTGGATGCCAATTTCGTCAAGAACCAGGAGGTCCACTTCGCACAGTTCACGCAAAAATTTTTCCCCTGACAGCCCGTCGTCATAGCTGGCATGTAACGCGCTCATCACATCCGCCACGGTGACCACTATCACGGATTTACCAGCCTTCAGCAGACGATTACCCACAGCCGCCGCCAGATGATTTTTTCCGGTTCCCGGATTCCCGCTGAACACGAAGTTTGTATAACCGGTCATCATTTCCTCAGCGATGGATTTAGCCTGGCTCAGCGCATGTTTCTGCCCGTCGTTCCGCACCTGGTAATTCGCGAACGAACATTTGCGGTGCAGCGGCTGGATGCCCGAACGGTTCAGGATTTTTTCCACCCGCAACTGACGATTCCGGCGGTTAATCTCCTCGCAGTATTTCCGGCCTTCGGCAAGTTGCCACTCGCGCCACTCCTCCGTCGTACTGTACGGCACGGGAACGTGCTCAGGAGCCAGTCTGCGGATGCGTTCCAGAACACCAACTGCAACTGTCGCGATATCTTTCATGGTCAGTTACCCCCTGAAACCCGGTGGAATTTCAGTGTCCGGTTCAGAAATATGATTCACGCAACTCTGCGCAGGCCCACGCCCAAGACGAATGACCAGTTCATCCCATTTTTCGCGCAGTTTTGCCGGACTCATGATATTTTTTACCCAGAACGGATCCCGCTGCACCCGACTGAACATTTCACAAATCTGCCGGTGACTGCGGCCATCCAGCATGCGCATCATCCGGACATCGTTAGCCCATGTCGTCCAGTTTGGCTCTCTGGGGCGAGAAACCTCACCATCATCACTGGCTGCGTGTTCATACAGCGCAACAACACGCCCCCAGATCCACTGCGCACAGGTAATATCATCACGGGTTCCCCACTGTCGCTTCGGCACATTCCACGTATGCGCATCAGGGTGTTTATCCAGAAAGCGTTCAACCGGAGATGATTTTTTTTCGTCCGGAAGTGAAACGTCCGGACAAGAAGATCTTTTATCTGACGGATCAGGTTTTAATACTGACGGATCGGGGTCAATCATCGCCCCCCTAATCGGCTGTTTTTTATCAATGGTTGACCCCTCAGAATTTGACGGGTCAACCGTTGAGGGGTCAATATTTGACGGGTCAACTGTTAACGGGTCATTTTTTGCCGGGCTAATTTTTCTTTTCGGTTTATATGCCTCACGCGCCGCCGCTGCCGCTGCTTCGAGTTTTTCCACATTAAGCCGATAGATATTGCTTACGTTACGCCCACCGATCTTACGCTCTTCCTTCGTCAGCCAGCCCTCTTTCGCCAGTTCTGCAATCGCAGATTTCACGGTGGATTCACTTCTGGCACCGATCTGACGCCGGATCGTTTCCATAGCAGGCCATGACACCCCCTCGTCATTGCTGTAATCTGCAAGACGGGCCATTACTGCCACCCTTGATAAGATCATGCCAGTGAAGGCGCATCCTTCCCAGACAAGACCATGAAGCTTGCTGCTCATAAAACCCCCGAACACCGTGCTTTTAGTGCATCACCACAGCATTCCCTGCCGGGCCGCCGCGATTTATCTGGTCATACAAAACGACCGCTGACGCAACAAAATCGTCGACATCCTTCACCAGCCGATCCCGCCGTTCGACAATCTCCCGGTAGTACTCAGAACTGTGACTGCGCATACGGGCCACCAGCAAAGGCGGCATCGCCTTTTCGATCGCCGGTAACAGAGCCTGAATTTTTTCAACAGCATCATGGGTGTCTTTATCCAGCCAACGGAAAATTTTCTGGGTATTACGAGCCAGGGCCTCAGGATGAGTGTCGTCGTACAGTTCCGGGAACGTCATCCCCAGTTCGAAATAAGTCCGGGCTATTTCAGCTGCGGGAACTTTCTCACCGTCAGGATATGCCCAGGCATTCATCGCCATGCGGATGTGCTCATGCTTGATTTTCATGAATCAACTCCCGTCGCTGGCTGTGTGCTAGTCTGAAACTCAGCAGGCAAGCCGTCTGTTGGGTTAGGATAAATATCAGGTCGGAGTTCGTGAGGAGTAACCCCCCACTGCATTAGTTGGCATAAAGGGATTACCTGTTTGGGAGGAATACCCAAGCTAAACCATTGCCAAACAGTTTGTTGGGTTACTCCCATATAGCGTCCTATTTCAGCCTGTGTGTATTTCTGCTTAATTTTTTCACGGGTGCTATTGAGCATGTTGCCCTCCTCTGAAGTTCATAGATAAAGGCTACAATAAAAAACTGTTCATGATCAACAGTTTTTTATTGTGGTGCTTTTAACAGTATTTACCTGTAAAATCGAATAATGATGAAGGCCCTAGAAGTATCTATGTACAGAATTAGCAGGCTCCTCAAAGAAACAGGATGGAGCCAAGCTGAACTTGCTCGTAGAGTCGGTGTGACACAGCAAACTGTTCAGCAATGGGTCAGTGGAAAAGCCACACCTAAAGCCTCCAGCTTAGATAAGTTGGTCGAGGTTACAGGGCATCCACTACATTGGTTTTTATTACCTCCAGAAGAGGGAGAGCAAATTTTTACTCCTGACACGATGAAAATTGGCCCTCGCCAACGTGAATTGCTCCAAGCTTTTAGTGCATTTCCCGATGAAGACCAAGAAAAAATGCTTCAGGAAATAAAAAATAAGAAAAAGTCAATGGAAGAAACTGTTGCTCGGTGGATCGCAGCCCAAAAGGGGCACCGAGCGTAATCTCTACCACCTGTAAGAGGAGGTATGTCATGAATACAGCCCTTTCACCAATGGTTTCTGAATTTGAAACCGTTGAGCAAGAAAACAGTTATAACGAATGGTTACGCGCAAAAGTAGCCGCAAGCCTTGCTGATCCACGTCCTGCTATTCCACATGATGAAGTTGAGCGCAGAATGGCAGAACGCTTTGCCAAAATTCGCAAGGAACGGAGAGAGCAGTAAATGTTACCCGTGTTATGGCTTGAAAGCGCAGATACCGATCTGGATGATATAACTAGTTATATTGCCCGTTTCGACATAGATGCGGCAGAACGCTTATGGCAACGCTTAAGAGCTTGCGTCCTGCCGTTATCCGAACATCCGTATTTATATCCGCCAAGCGACAGAGTGCCAGGTTTGCGCGAGATTGTGGCTCACCCCAATTACATAATTTTGTACCGGGTGACAACTTCAGGTATTGAAATTGTAAACGTGGTTCACGCCCGTCGACAATTCCCCGCTAATCTTTAAGCCCACCGCTTTTGCTCCCACTGATGAGGGAGTTTTCTTCGTCCAAAATGACAGTTATTTATTGTTGACATCAAACAGTTTTTACTTGTAGATTATATTCATCAACCCACCCCGCCCCACAGAACGCAGGGCAATACTTCGAGTTACCAGGCAGTGGTCAGGGGTTAAGTAGCCAGCCCGAGGCGTATGAACATGACGGCGGGAACACTTTGTATAACAGCGCAGCAGGTTTTTAGTTCCGCGACCCGGCGTTAAGGGTAAATGAGGTCAACATGGATATGCTCAATCTTGGCAACAATGAATCTCTGGTGTGCGGCGTCTTCCCCAACCAGGACGGCACGTTTACCGCGATGACGTATACCAAAAGTAAAACGTTTAAAACCGAAGCTGGCGCGCATCGCTGGTTAGCAAGAAACTCTGACTAATGATGCCTGGTAATTAAGGAATAGCCGCCATTGCTGCCGTTAATTCAGCGATCACTCTGAATACTCTTATTCTTGTTGTGGATATCCAGATTAACAAGATCCTTGTTGTTGGGGAATAACGAGTCCACCTCGCCTGACGTGGTTAAAGCAGGCACACAACACGAAAGCGCACGGCGAAGTTCGTCTCTCTGTATAGGTCGTCGTTAAATTTAATTCGATCGTGCGCTTCCGGTTGTGGTAATCCGCGAAATGGCGCGGCGGTAAGTATGGCGGGGTTATTCCTTCCCCCGTTGAGGACACCGGGTTGTCAGGTTGACCATACGCTTAAGTGACACCCCAGCCACAACAACCTCTGTTATCACTTTTCTGGTGATTCGGCGGAAATGGATATCCGCCCTTTTTAAAGTGAATTTTGTGATGCGGTGAATGCGGCTATGCGCACGCGGAACAGTTAAAACAAGCGGTCTTTTACTTGCGTAACAGACATCAACTAACAATCCGGCGTTAATTGTTAACTGGTTAACGTCACCTGGAGGCACCAGGCACTGCATCACAAAATTCATTGTTGAGGACGCGATAATGGAAACGTTATTACCAAACGTTAATACGTCTGAAGGTTGTTTTGATATTGGTGTTCTGCTCAGTAATAAAGCGTTTACTGAGGATGCCATTAATATGCGGAAATATGAGCCTTATCTGCTCAATGATAATTCCATTCTTTCCCGAATTGCCCTTATTAAACTTGGTATTTTCGGAGAACGTCAATGACTTCAGCATTTGCACTGGTGATGACCGTTTTTCTTATAACGGGTGAGCCGCAGAATGTGATTACCGGAATTTATGACAGTAAGTCATCCTGCATTCAGGTAAGGGACGAACAAAAAATCCCCGGTGAATGCCTCCCGGTAAAAAAAGTATCGCTGTACCTGAATAACGAAACACCGGCTGGATAACCCGCCAGCCATATTAACGCCATACCAACGGATTAAAAATGCCAGCAATGGCAGGGATTCGTTCACCCTGAAATCTGTAATGAGGTTAAAACACAATGAATAAAATCTTTATTTGCGCTGCTATTCCTGACGAGCAGGCCATAGAAGAAGATAGCGCTGTTGCGGTGGCCACTGCCATTGAAGCCGGTGATGAGCGTCGCGCACGCGCAAAATTTCACTGGCAATTTCTGGAGCAATTCCCGGCAGCTCAGGACTGCGCTTATAAATTTATTGTCTGCGAGGATAAACCCGGCATACCCCGCCCTGCCCTCGATTCCTGGGATACCGAATATATGCAGGAAAACCGCTGGGATGAGGAGTCTGCGTCCTTTGTCCCGGTCGAACCCGAATCCGATCCGATGAACGTCAATTTTGACAAGCTGTCCCCTGAAGTACAGAACGCAGTCCTGGTTAAATTCGACACATGCGAAAACATCACCGTTGATATGGTGATTAGCGCACAGGAATTACTACAGGAAGACATGGCAACATTCGGCGGACATATCGTTGAAGCGTTGATGAAAATGCCAGAAGTTAACGCCATGTATCCTGAACTTAAACTGCATGCCATCGGGTGGGTTAAGAATAAATGTGAGCCTGGCGCTAAATGGCCTGAAATTCAGGCAGAGATGCGCATCTGGAAAAAACGTCGCGAAGGTGAACGCAAGGAAACCGGAAAATACACGTCTGTTGTTGATCTCGCCCGCGCCAGAGTCAACCAACAGAACACTGAAAACGCTGCTGAAAAAACCGGGGCTGTCACTGTTGCCATTCGCCGCGAATACAAACAGACATGGAAAACACTCGACAATGAACTGGCCTGCGCCCTCTGGCCCGGTGATGTGGATGCAGGAAACATTGACGGTACCATCCATCGCTGGGCGACAAATGAGGTTATCGACAAGGATCGCGAAGACTGGAAGCGTATCTCAGCATCAATGCGCAAACAGCCCGAAGCACTTGCCTATGACCGTCAGACTATTTTTGGCCTTGTTCGCGAACGTCCGATCGATATTCACAAAGATCCCGTTGCACTGAACAAATATATCAGCGAATACCTGACGACAAAGGGCGTGTTTGAACATGAAGAAACAGACCAGAGCTCTGCTAATGCTCTCCAGCAGTCAGCAGCACAAACTGCTCCAGTGGAGACGGCAGAATCCGATACTCAAAAAAATGAAATCCTGGTGGAAGCTGAACCATCTGTAGAGCGTGAAGGACCATTTTATTTCGTCTTTACCGATAAGGGCGGGGAAAAATACGGCAGGGCAAACAAACTTTCTGGTCTGGACAGGGCGCTGGCTGCCGGCGGTACCGAAATCTCAAAAGAAGAATATTTTGCCCGAAAAAATGGCACATACACGGGCTTACCGCAAAATGTGGATAGCACTGAAGATTCCGAACAACCAGAGCCGGTAAAAGTTACCGCTGACGAAGTAAACAAAATTATGCAGGCAGCCAATATCAGCCAGCCTGACGCCGATAAATTGCTTGCTGCATCACGTGGTGAATTTGTTGAAGGGATTAGCGACCCGGATGATCCGAAATGGGTGAAAGGGATCCAGAGTCGCGACGCTGAGGACCTGAATCAGCCCAACGTGAAACAAAATGAGCCAGAAGCGGAACAAAACAGCCCGGATACGCAACAAAACGGGCCAGAAGAACAACAACCAGAACCAGCAGTGCAACAGGAACTGGAAAAAGTTTGCACCGCATGCGGTCAGACCGGTGGCGGCAACTGTCCTGACTGTGGTGCGGTGATGGGGAACGCAACCTACCAGGAAACATTCGATGAAGAGAATCAGGCTGAAGCTCAGGAAAATGCTCCGGAGGAAATGGAAGGCACTGAACATCTGCACAAGGAGAACACTGGCAGCGATCAGTATCACGCCAGCGATAATAAAACTGGCGAGACAGCAAATCCCTTAATTAAAGTGAACGGTCATCATGAAATCACATCCACCAGCAGGTTGTGGCACCATCTGATGATTGACCTTGAAACAATGGGAAAAAATCCTGATGCGCCAATAAACGCTATAGCCGGTAAGTTTTTTGATCCGGCAACCGGAGAGATGGGGCCAGAATTCAGCAAAACTATCGATCTGGAAACCGCAGGCGGGGTCATCGATCGGGACACCATTAAGTGGTGGCTGAAACAGTCACGCGAAGCACAATCCGCCATTCTGACCGATGAAATCCCGTTGGATGATGCACTGCTGCAACTACGGGAATTTATCGACGAAAACTCCGGTGAATTTTTTGTTCAGGTCTGGGGTAACGGTGCAACTTTCGACAACGTGATTTTACGCCGTTCATATGAACGACAGGGGCTCCCCTGCCCGTGGCGTTTCACCAATGATCGCGATGTAAGAACGATGGTTGCTCTGGGACTGGTGATGGATTTCGACGCAAGAACGACTATTCCATTCGAAGGTGAACGCCATAACGCGCTGCACGATGCTCGTTACCAGGCAAAATACGTTTCAGCCATCTGGCAAAAACTGCTCCCGAGTCAGGCTGATTTTTAATGTTCAACCCCGGTCGTCGCCCGCAAGCTATAGTGGCGGCGACCATGATTAGCGAACAACTCTCATGGCAAGACTTATTCTTCTCACTGAGTGGGCAAAAGAGGAATTCAGTGACCCGGTCCCGACTCCGGGCACGTTAAGTAAATACGCTAAAGCCGGAATGATATTTCCTCTCCCCAAAAAAGTTGGAAGACACTGGCGAGTGGATCCTCGAGCTCGCTTTGTCGGAATGGTAAACAAGCCGGAAGTGATCGCCACAGATCACCCTGCTTTGAAGAGGATACTGGAAGATGGCGCGCCCACGAAAATATAAAACTGAAGTTCCGGGATTATCTCCGTATTTTGACAAAAGAAATAACAAAGTTTACTGGCGTTACAGGCATCCCATAACAGGAAAAAATCACGGACTCGGCAGTATTGACCAGAAACAGGCAGAAGCTATTGCAGCAGAAGCGAACAGCCGTCTTGCCAGGCAACAAATGGAACAAATGCTCAGTCTGCAGGAGAAAATTATTAGTGATACCGGTAGTCCATCAACCGTTTCTGCTTTTCTGAATAGTTACCGAAAAATTCAACAGGAAAGATATGAAAACGGAGAGATCAAACTCAACACACTGAAACAGAAAGCATCCCCTCTCAGAGTATTTGATGAACGTTTTGGTACCAGACCATTAGATGCCATAACCGTAAAAGATGTGGTATCGGTGCTGGAAGATTACAAGGCAAAAGGACATAACAGAATGGGACAAATTTTCAGGAAAGTACTGATCGATGTTTTCCGGGAGGCCCAGCAAACGGGCGATGTCCCGCCAGGCTTTAACCCTGCAGAATCGGCAAAAAAACCCCAGGTACGGATATCACGGCAACGACTGACCTTTGATGAGTGGATGATGATTTATAATGCAGCGGAAAAGAATGGTTACTTTTTACAGCGTGGTATGCTGCTGGCACTGATGACAGGCCAGCGCCTTTCAGATATTTGCAAAATGAAATTTTCGGATATCAGGGATGGTTATCTTCATGTCGAACAGCAAAAAACAGGAACCCGGATTGCCATCCCTCTGGCTCTGCGTTGCGATAAATTAAATCTCACCCTGGATGATGTGGTGTCATCCTGTCGCGATTGCGTTCTTAGTCCGTGGCTATTGCACCACCATCATGCTAAAGGGACAGCTAAGCGCGGCGGGATGGTTAAGCCAGCAACGTTAACCGTTGCATTTAAAAAAGCCCGGGATTCTGTGGATTACAACTGGCGTGCTAATGGCACCCCACCCTCTTTCCATGAGCAGAGATCTTTATCAGAACGATTGTTCAGAGAACAGGGAATTGATACCAAAATTTTGCTGGGACATTCGAATCAAAAAATGACCGATATTTACAACGACGCACGTGGTAAGGAATGGAAAAAACTGGTCATTTGA